ATCTAGAAAAAGGTGATTGCATTTTAATTAATGATATTTTTGATGTAACTGATGGATCTATAACTATCGAATTGTCTGGTGGATTAACAATAGCAATAGATTTAAACAGAGAAAAGAAATTTGTTCAATTGTTTGGATCTAGTAAAGTTGAAGATTTTACAAATCAATTACGAACTAGAGAAGGAATAAATCACTTAATAAGTCAAAATATTTATGCATATGTAATTGATTCGAATCCGGTTAAAGTTTCACTTTGGCAAGGCTATATTAAAACTATTAAGGACGAATTCATGCATGAAATAGAAAATCCAACTAAAGCATACATTGCTAAAATAAATGAAGCTAATCGCGGTGGTTTCTTTGTTGAAGTGCAAGGAGTTGAAGCATTCATGCCCGGTTCACTTGCGGCTCCTAATAAAATTATAGATTTCCAATCTTATGTTGGTAAAGAAGTTAAAGTAATGATTGAAGATTACTTAAAAGATATGAATTCATTTATCGTCTCTCATAAAAAATATTTAGAAAGAGTAATTCCAATAAAAATTAAAGAATTAACTACTACAAATAAATATTCGGGTATTATTACAGGAACTTCAAAATATGGAATTTTTATAGAATTTGAAGAAATATTTACAGCTCTTCTTCATGTATCAAAAATGGACGAAACAACAAAAACTAAATTTGAATTAAGAGAATATAAATCCGGAGAACTTATAGAATTTTATATTTCAGAAATTACTAAAGATAACAGAATTATCGCAACAAAAGAAAGTCCAGAAGATAAATTAAATAAAGTCCAAAAATTTATTCTAGAAAACAAAGATAAAACTTTAGAAGCATCTATAGTAGCAATTATGAAATTCGGAGTTATTATTTCAACAAACGATTTGAGTGGTTTAATACCATTAAGTGAATTAAAAAAACGCAATATAATGATAAACAATTTTTTGGTCGGAGATAAAATAAAAGTTATTTTTCGTGAGTTTAATGATGAACGCTTAATTTTTAATGTTTCAAAATAATTCAAAGGGAAGTTTTAGTTTTTGAATATATAATTTATGAGAGCTATGTTTGTATATGAAGCGATGAACTTTAAAAGAGGACTTGATCCTATGAAAGCTATGAATATTGGAATACATCCTAAATATAAATTTAAATCTTTTAAAATTCTAGATTTTATTAAAAGTTTTGGAGAAGAAGGCGTTAGTTATACTGATATACAAAAATTTATTTATTTTGAACTTAATGACGCACCATTAGGTAATGATTATTTTAAACAAGAAAAGGGCTGGGGATATTCTCATAAACTTCATAGTCCCATAGAAAAAAATTTTAGACGCGGACGAGGTTATTGGGGGACAAATCTTTATGGAACAGACGATAAAAAAGGATTACTTCGAAATTATTGTCGTAAAAATAAAGATGGAAAATGGGTTTTAGATCATTATCCTCAAAGAGAAGAAAATGTTTATTAAATATTTAAAAGGAACTTCGGTTCCTTTTTGTTTTTAATATATATGTTATATGAAGTTAGTTAAAGAACATATTAATAATTTTGAACGAGGATTAGTTCCTAAAAAAGCTATGAACATTGGTTTAGAAGCACAAATTGAAAAAACATTACAACCAGAAAACAGTATTTATAAAATGGATAATGAAGCTTCACAAACAGAAATAATAGAAACATTATTACAATTAAAAAAATACTTATGGATTGATTTTTTGATTGACAATAAATACATTAACATTAATTTATTAAATTCCCGTGTAATATCTTTGCTAAATGCTGCTTATCACGAAAATTATGAGGCTGTTGATTATCTAATTAAAAAAGGATTTTCTGTAAAAAATGCTTTGAGAATTCCAACATCACCAATAAGTAAACAAAATTTAAAAAATTTTTTAGAACAAGAAAAAATAAAAAAAGAGTATAATGAAAGCTAAATCATTTTCAGTAGATGAAGTGCTAAACAATAGTCGTATAGGTTGCAGTTTTGAATTTTATAGTTCTAAAGATACGACTTTTATAGTTGAAGATTTATCTCGTTTAACTGCAAAAAATGTTATTGTAACTAATGATGAAAGATACACACCTACTTTTTCTAACGCTTTACTTATTAAAGAATATGAAGCAAAGAAACCGCGTTATAAATTTATGCTCGATTTGCAACAATATCATTCAATGCTTCCTATTATTCAAGAAGTAAATAAATGGCTTAAAGAGAGTGCAGAGACAACTTATGATACTTTAATGAAGGTCTCATTATCATTTAATCATCATGGTCTCCAAACACTTCAATCTATTTCGGGAATGAACCCTACTAAACTTATTTTAAAATTTAATGAAAACTATGTTTACGACAGGTTTCCCTTGCAAAAAAATTCTCCCTATGCGTTTTCAATAAAGCATGTTGTTCCGGTTACTAACATGTATATTAATGAAACTGAAATTACAAAAAATATAAATAATATTCTTTTGCTACCTCAAAATAATTATTATGGGATTAACTTTACAAATTACACATTAGGAGTTTTAGAGTTTAATTATATCGGGGGAAAAAATTATCCCGAAAAGCAAAAAGAAATTAATGAAATTCTCGAATACTATATTATCAAAACTTATCAAAGCCTTAATGAAGAAGATTATTATAAATTTGAATTAGACGAAGTTAAACGAATGACTAAAGATTTTACAATAATTCAAATGGCTTATTTTGACCCCGATATTTTTTTAAGAGAATTTAAAAATTTAAAAGTTTATATTGACTTGAAAACTTCTCCGCAACTTATAAAAACTATGTGGTCGCAAATCCGCGACCCGTTATTTGAAACAATTATACGAGGAAATTTTCATTCTGGACAATTTAATTATGATAGTGCTATTGGGCGCTATCAAATTAAGGGAACAGAAATAATTGATGCAAATATTAAAAATTTTGATTTTATTAAATGTAATGTTAATGGAGTTTTCGAAAATTGTAACTTTTGGAATACAAAAATTAATAAATCAAGACTTATCAATTCTAAATTGGTTAAAGCAAATGATGTCTCTGAATCTTATTTAAATAAAGTAAGTGCTAATATGGGTAATATTATTGCTAATACATTTATTTTAAATAATGACGAAATTCTAAATTGTCAAATTAAAGAAAGTATTATAAAATTTGCGTCTATTGGAAATCTTGCAAAATTAGATGAAACGTGCACTTTAATTCAGAAACCGGATAATGCATCAAAAATGGTTGTAGGAATAAGTGATATTGACGTTGTTAGAGACTATAGATGGATAAAATCGTTAACTATGAGGCACGATAAAGGGTTTGAGAATGCTTATGATAGAAAAAAATATATGAAAGGATAATATGACTAAACAAGATTTAATTGATGCCGTAACTGCTGAACTTACAGCAAGTTGTAGTTTACCTTTTGCACCACCTCCTGCAGAAATTGAAAGATTAATAGACAGGGAGTCAAAAATTTTATTCAGAGAATACCGCGATTTATTACAAAATGCGTATTATGTTCTTGATAAAAGATATTATGGCACTCCTGAATGGAAAGCTACTAGAACTTATCAATTACCTGATTGTGTTATGGGTATTAAAGTTATATTTGAATTAACCGGTGGCCAAAGGGTTTTTGGTATTCATGACCCTGATTTAAATTTTGATAGAATAATGGCAGCTGACCTTTATTTATCACCACTATCTTCAGATCAAATAACTTATAGAACAATTCAATGGAGTTTCTGGGATTTGGCAAAACAATTTAACTTAAGAGACATTCAGCATGGATTTAATATTAATACTCACAGACTAATCATTATAGGTAGAGATCCAGTTGAATCATTATGGATTCAGACATTAAATAGAATTCCAAGTGAAGATGCGTATGATGATCCTATTTTTATTGGTTGGATTGCTGCTAAAGCAAAAATACAGTTGGCTAAAATTTTAGGGACATTTCAATATAATCTTTTGGGAAATGTAACTATAAATTTTGCTGATATAAGAACTGAGGGTCAAGAAGAATTAAAAGATTTAAAAGAAAAGATCGCAGGAGACGGTGCATGTGATTGGTTTTTAATGTTCGCATAAACAGATACATAAATATAATAAAAATTCTAAAAAATAAATATGTTAGAAAAATAATTAAGAGAGCAGCTGCTCTCTTTTTTTAAATATATAAATAAACTTTAAATGATTCGAGACATATATATAAAAAACCCAGAGGATATAAACTATATTTACGGTATTTTACAACATAGCAATCCTATTGAAGGAATTATATCTAAAATTAAAATATTATTTGGAACTCGTCAGGGACAAATTTTGGGTGATTTAAATTGTGGGTTGGGTTTAGAAGATTTAATATTTGAAACGCGGATTAATAAATTAGAATTAGAAGAAAAAATTAAAGCACAAATTTA